TGTCTTGGCTTATTGTCCATTGATTTAAACCACGATTAGCCCATTCAGCTAACATTAAATTTATTGATCTTTTGGCTGTTTTTAAATCATACCCAGTTCTAAGCTCTAGACCGCATCTTTCAAATGCCTCTTCTACAAACTCAGCTACATTTGGTTCAAAATCTGTGCTTCCTGAACTTGGCATTACTTCTTACGTTTATTTGTTTTAAGACTTTTTTCAATAATTTTTGCTTGTGCAAGGTGAGTTTTAGATGCTTTCTTTAATGCGCTAACTAACTTTCTTTTTTGCGCTACTGTTAATTCTGCCATTATTCCTCCGTATCGTTATATAAATTATCGAATACTCGATTGACATCCAAAGTATAGTCTAAATCAGATTTAGAGTAATGTATATGTTGCGATGGTCTAAAGTCAGGTGCGCCCTCTCCTGTTTGAAACCAAGCAGGGTGTGTAACTCTAACTCTATTATTTGGTAATGCTACAATGTTTCCTGTCCATTCTCCAGCATCTAGTAGCTCTAAAACATGACTACTTTTATGTTGAGCTGGATCATCTGCTATTTCACTCTCTGCATAGTCAACAGTAAAATAATATTTAGCCGGGAACATCTGTCCATCTATTTTTGCAAGCCAAGGGCATGGCGTTGCCCTATCTATAACATAAACTGAATTGTGATGAGAAGAACAATCCCAAGGCTGGGCATCATGCACTTCCATTGGTTTTGGCCATTCCTCAAATGGAGTATCACCAACCAATGCAGTGATTGGCATTCTAGCCCACATGGCTCCACCATGCACTGTATCTTCTGGTTCGCCATCAGCTTCTACGCCTGTAAATATAATATGAAAACTAAGACATCTGTTAGGCATAGTGGTAACGCCAACAGCCATAGCATGTAAAAACTCACCATGATATTTATCATGGTTATATGTGTACTCTCTCCTTACCCAACACTTAAAGTAGGGTATGTTACTGTATAAATAAGGCACTTTTACCTACTTACTTTTCCGCCTCTAGAATATCCTTTAACCTTGCCACCATTTTTGTAGCCTTTGACTTTACCGCCATTTTTATAGCCTTTGACTTTACCGCCGTTGGACATTCCTTTAGGTTTCATTCCTCCGACTTTACCGCCATTAGACATTCCTTTAGGTTTCATTCCACCTTTTTTGCCACCTTTAGAGTAGCCTTTAGTTTTTTTAAACATAATTTATCCTTTGTTTAACTAACATTTCCACCTACGTCTAGCTTGTCTTATTCTAGAATTAGGATTGTTTCTTGTTTTTGCTGAACTTTTTTTGAGTTGGCCAAGGGATCTAGCACAAAAAGATTTACGTCTTTTAGCAGCCTTGCTCCCTTTTTTAACTTTACCAGTTACAGCAGTTTTTAATTTAGAGCCTGGATTTAATTTTCGGTACGCTTTGACCCCGGCTTTTGTCATGCCAGCACCTTTTTTAGTAGGTCTAAAATTCCTCTTATTGCGTGGAGGCATTTTAGTTCTTTTGCGTACCATAAAATTAATCGTACTTTTTAATTAGCACCAAGATAATGTTATAAGTATCTCCACTCGAATGACCAACTGTGGTGAAATCTATATCACCAGTTACGCCACTACCTGCGTTATTTGGTATGGCAGTAAAATAGTCATAATACTCATCACCTGTACTATCAGAGGGCAAGCCTGCGAATAATACATTGGTTGTAGCATCAAATTCCATGTTTACACCCATGCCTCTTGTCATCCAGTAAATACGAGCTACAGATACTTTAGTACAAGCTTCACCCTTGCTATTTGCAGATAATGCAGATACATCAACTTTTTTAACAGCACTTTCTCCAGTGCCATCAGAAACATTGGTGAATTTTAAAACAGCTTGTCTTTCATCATCCTGTATTGTTTGGGATGTTACTGTATCAGCCATATTTAACTCCTACTATTAAGCGTCAGCAAATGGAGTTACTAAAGTTCCAGAGCCAAGTGTTATACCTTCAACAGCGTACTTAGCGGATCCCATTGCAGTGCACTTAATTATAGAACCTGCAAGGCCACCTTTAGTTGAGCCATTAAGAGTTATAACATCGTTAGACGCACCGGATATAAAAGTTTTACCAGTTGCATTATTAACGCCAGTATAAAGACCACCTACAAATTTATCTGTACCATCAGTTTTGATATCAAGATCAGTTGCTGCTGTCTCAATAACGAAAATAAAAGTAGCTCCTAAATTATTTAATGAATTAGGATCTGTAGGATCGCTAGGTGCAGTTGTAACAATTGAAGGTAAAGTAAATTTACCATCTGCGTCATTACAAGTAAGTACCTTACCTGAGTGTGCATCTACAGTTAAAGTTGTATCAGCAGTTAAGCTAACAACAGCAGTATTACCTGCTGATATGAATCCGGATATAGATCTAACCGGACCTGAAAAGGTTGATTTAGCCATAATTTCTCCTAACTAAATTAGCCACATCATCTTTGGAGTAAGTCTGCCGAGCCAGTTGATGCGACTTGTTAATCTCGGTTTAATTAATTGTATGTTAAATATTTGCAAAAAGAAAGGGAGCCGAAGCTCCCTTACTAAAGTGTTGAAAACACTTAATCCAAAATAGGATTACGCACCTTGTGATGCAAAGACAGCTCTTGGGTTTGAGAAACCAAAAGAATATCTCTCTCTAGCTTTGAATCTGACATTACCAGTATCAAAGTCTCCTTCCATAGAAGTTGAAAGAGGTGATCTCTCAAAATGTTTAAAGCCATCTGGGCAATCAGTTAACAAGAAGAACGCATCAGTATCAGTTAAGAAATGGTTAACTGAATAACCTTGTGGGAGCATTCCCATATTTCTTAATGAATTGATGTCGTTATCAGAAGTGCTAACTCTACCAGGACTGTTAAGCAATCTATCAGCCACGAACTGAAGTTGTGGTGGAATGATTAATTTAGTTCCTTGTAAAGCAAGAATCATATTTCTGTCATCAACAAAAGTTGAAATAGAAATAAGAGCATCTTCTAACGAAGTTTCATTCAAGTCAGTAAAAGTGGTTGGTCTATTTGAGAATGTTCCTCCACCTACTAATGGGTGAGAAGTATTCACAAGTGATACTCCATCTCCACCAGTAAAGCTTGATGAGAAAGCATTATTCAATACAGACGCAGCTTTTACTTGTTTTGTGTGCGCCATAGATCTAGCTAGAGCTTTTGTGTATCTAGCTCCTAATCTATCATAAAGGTTATCTTCGATTGCTTCTTCTGTAAGAGCGAATGCTAACGCAACAGTTTCGTGTGAATACCTTGCAGTAAAGCCTTCTGAAGCGTTGTCAAAAGAGACCCCGGTTCCTTCTGGTTTTACTTGTGCGTTACCGAAACCTACTATTAAGGTTTCTTCTTCAAATGCTCTATCTGAAGATTCAGTTTCAAAAATTTCCGCGTGCTCGTTTTCGTACCTGTTGTATTCCATGCCAAATAAGGCATTTAAACCAGGCTCGAGCTCTTTAGCTAATTGTGAACGATTAATAGCCATGGTTTATACTCCAGTTACTTGAGCGTAAAAGTGCTCGTTAATTTTGACTATCAAGTTAACGTTTGCTGATTGAGAACCAGTACCTAAAGTATTATTCTCAGGATCGTTAGAAATTCCAACAATTCTAAGTTGAGCAGAAGTAGCAGCAGTAGTTCCACTGATAGTAACACCAGATTGTCCATCTGTTGTTGAACCAGAAGCATATACAATGTCAGCGTTGTTACCAACAACTGTTTGTACAACTGAACCAGTTGCAGCACTTTCTACTTCAAATAATGCATTAGGATCGTCAACTACGAAAGCCACCGCGTCTGATGTAACTGTACCATTAGGCCAATGAGCAGAAAAAATAATCTCCCCACTAGAATTGGTAAACTTACATCCCCTAAAGACTCCCAACAGTTGATCGCCAGCACCAGCCACTAAAATAGTACCTGCACTAGTCATTTTAACTGGGTCGCCTGAAAATATGTTTCCGCTTGCACCAGAGGCAATTTTGTATTCTGTAACTCCTTCAGAGTTTACATTACTACCTAACTTGCCTAAAGGTCTCAAACCGAAAGCAGCATTTTGGTTTGCCATAGTTATGTCCTTTAAATAAGGTTAGTTAAAAGAAGAAACAAATTATCCTTTGCTTCCTCCGCCAAATGTTACCTTTGATTTCAATTCTCTAGAAATTGGCATCGCAGGATTTTCTTCACGCATTAGGTCATTCTCTACTGCACTCATTTGGTTTTGTGTTTGTTGGGCGAAATATTCGTTTCGTTGATCTGCGATTTCTTTCGGCATTTTGCACAGTATCAAACCACCAACACCATAAGTTCCAGCATGACGACCATCATCGACAGTGGGCATATCACCGAGTCCGGGAAACTCATCCGGTCTGACTACTTCCCAGCCTTCACGGAATCTTTTTGAAACATTGGTTTTATGATCCATGCCAAGCACTGACTCTGCAACCCATCGGCCTACAAGACCTTGAGCTTTCATAGCTTCAGTGGTTGCCTCTGGCAACTCGAGAGCACTAGGCATTTTCCATGCTTTTGGTCTCTCGTCTTTAGCTCTAGTTTCCGATGCTCTTGTTACTTTAATTTCCTTACTCATGATTTTTGTAGCCTCGCTTTTTGTATTGCGTAATCTTTAAATGACACTCCAAGTTTCTTAGCTAGTTGCTGTTCGCTCGGTGTCAACTCGATACGATTTTTTTGTTTGCGTCCAGTCGATGTTGTGCGTGTTGGCGAAGCGACTGTTTGGACGGGTTTTTTGTCAGCTTCCACGTTAAATTTGTGAGGCAACTCTTGTCGCACTCGTTTATCAATCTCACTATAATACTCATCAGAGTCTGTGTCAAAGCCTTCATTCTCTAATTGTTTGTGAACAGCGAATGCAACTGAGGTTGCAACTTGGTCTTGTCCAAACCAAGTATTCTTCTGCGCCCATTCACGAGCTTTAGGTGATGGCTCTGCATACTCCTCTATTGGTGGTGAGTTTTGCTCGATTGTTTGGTCTTGTTGTTGTAGATAAGCAGCCTCTTGTTCTTCATATTGTTTTTGTGCTTGCTTATATTGTTGCAGTCTTGTTTTATCAGCAGTAGCTTTAGCCAAGGCCTCTGATGCTTCTGCTATTGAATCAGGATCTCCAGATGTATGAGCCTGTTTTAAGGCTTGTTTTGCCAAAGTAATCTCTGATTCAACACGACTGTCGAACTCATCTCCATAGTTATTCATCTGAGATTTTAGTTGCTCTCTTAGTTTTTCATTTTGATCTTTGAGATCTTTTGCATATTGAACTGCCATGAGTTCTCTGCGTTGAAAATCTTTGGATTGAGCTACAGCCTTATTGATTCTGTTTTGAGCTAGAGCAGCACGTTTTTCAATTTCGTCCATGTTCTTAGCTTCTTCTTCAACTTTTGGAGAAACATCAAAGTTTTCTTGAACTTCATCTTCTGTAACAGGAGATATATCTTTGTCATCATCTAAAGATATTTCTACTGACTCTTGCTTAACTTCTTCTTCAACCCTTTTGTTGGGCGGCAGTGCTGCCTTTTCTATTTTTTCTTCTGTGATTTCCACATCTATACTTTCTGCTTCATTAGCCATAATTACCTCTTATAAAGATTTAATATCATTTGGATCTAAGATCGTTCCAATTACATCATCATCATTAATGATTCTGACTTCGTGATCGTCTTCTAAACGGAAACGAGACCCGGCATATCTGCCAATCAACACCCAGTCTTTTTCTTTACACCATGGTGTGTTTCCATATTTTTCTGTTTCTTTATAAGCAAGAGGTCCGACTTTCAATACATAAGCAACAACAGTTGCTAATGTTTCTCTGTCAACAGTCTCTTTGACTAATTGAATACCACCCTCAGTTACGCCTTTGCCACGATAAGGCAATACCAATATTCTCCATCCTGAAGGAGTTGGCATTCTGTCTAATAGTGATTTTTTTAGTAGGCTTGGGTCTAGAACTCTTGCTTCTTCTTTAACGAAAGCTTGATCTAGTTCTGATTCTTGATTTTGTGTATCTTCAATTTTTTCTGCGACTTTGTCATTCATCGATATTGTCCGTATGCAGCGTTTCTTTCAAATCTTGCTCTAGGGATCGCAACGCTGATAACTCTCCCATAAAAAATTTGTAGTCTTCCATGGATTGTACATTCCCTGCTGAAAGACTGTCAACAATATTTTTTTGTCTTTGACGCAAAGTTTTGAATATGTACTCTGCTAATTTTATGCTGTCTATAGTTCTCTCCTAACTACGCAGTATTATTTCATTAAAGCTGGTCTTAAATTTTCTATACCTCTACCGCCCATAACATTCATTCTTCTTAGTGGTGGTTGCAATTCAGCAGATACACGTTCCAATAATGATGGTGAAGAAGGTAAGTTATTTATTCTTAAAGGAGTAGGCATCGGTATAGTTGGCATTGGCATCATGCCCATGGGTCGTTCCATTCCTTGTTCTCTTTGCCTTTCTAATATTTCATCAAGGTCTATTTCATCAGGAATCTGCACATCACCAATACCTGTAATATTTTTCATATTATTAACAAAGTTTGGTATTTTAGAAAAATCTATTTGAAAGCCACTATCGCCAAATGATGGCACTGATGGCATAACAGGAGCTTCTTGTTCTCTTGATAGTTGACCTTCTAACTCAGAAATACGATCCATTAGCTCTTGAAACCTTTCATCTCTTCTTGCTAGTTCTGCTTCTTGTCTCTCTCTTTCAGCTTGTCTGATTGGTGCTTGAGTTGCTTCGTATTGTCTTTGAAACTGTTGACCCATTGGGCTTTCCATCTGACGCATGAATTGTTGACCAATTGGGTCGGGTCTTACATCAGTTGGCATGAAAGCTTGGGTAGGTTGCGGTGGAGGACTGAAAGAAGGAGGAGTGTAGTAAGCCGGCCCTCCTACAACCAAACTGGGTCTGC